CTGACAACACTCACCAAACCGCCGACCAGCCAACACGAAACTAGCCATCAACTAGCCATCTTTCCGAGACACCACACAAACCGCGGAATCACGCCACAAACCGCCCCCAGAGACGACGAAAGGCGCCCCTCCCACCCGGTCAGGTGAGAGGGGCACATAGCCATCCGAAATGGCCATCTCAGTCGTCGGCGAGATCCCCGATCGGGGTCTCCCCAGGGCCGCGCGGAAGGTCCCCCAGGGGCGCGCCCCGGTCGAGGGCGATCGCCCGCGTGCGACGCGCGACGCACTCCCACTGGGCGGCCTCCCGGCGAGCCACCTGCAGGTCCGACTCGCGGCCCTGCCGGGCGTGCCACATGGCCCGGATAGCGGCCCCGACCTGGGTCACCAGGATGGATCCGAGGCCGCTGGTGATGATCGCGCCGATCAGCTCGGCTTTCTGCATCCGGGGTCCTCCCTCTCGATGGCGCGTGCGGCGGCGTCGGCCTCGATGGCTTTCGCTGCGGCGGCGCTAGTCTCGGCCTGCCGGAGCGCGGTGTTCGGCTCGCAGCCGGGCTCCCAGGTGTGGCCCCAGATGCGGGCCATCCGCTGACCGATCATGAGGAGGAGGGCGAGGATGATGCAGAATGGCCAGCCGGGCCAGTGATCGCTGGTGAGTGCGCGTGCGGCGTCCTCGACGGCGACGACGACCAGCCCGAGGGCGACCAGGGCCGCCGACGGGCCTTCCACGCCCCACCATCCCCGCCACGCCGACGGTGCGCCGATCGCGCACCCTGACAGGGTGAGGAGGCAGCCCACGGTGACGTCCCACGGCTGGATCCGGGGCGCCCCCAGGATGAGGGCGACGGCTACGGCAATGAGCACGTAGGTCGCCGCCATCATCGCTGAGATCGCCCTGGGCTCGTGGAGTGTCCCCCACAGTCGGCGGCCCACGCCCATCAGGCGGCCTCGTGCCGGGGCTGGTAGTGCTCCCGGGTCTCACCGCCGGGGGTGACGATGCCAGCCCAGGCGAGGACGCTCACGCCGCCGATCTTGACGTGTGAGAGGACCTGATAGCCGGCCCAGGCGAACCCGAGGAACTTGCCCACCTGGGCGGCCAGGACGTCAGCCTGGAGCGGGTAGGCGCTGAGCGCCCAGGCGCCCACGGTGAGGACGACGGCGGCCCCCACGACGAGGGCGACGCGACGCCCACGCGTCCAGTAGGGGCGGTCCAGGGCCGCCTGCACCAGGGGCCACAGCGTGCCCAGGACGACGGTAGTGACAAACGGGTCAGAGAAAAGTGCCTTCACGGCTAGTCCTTTCGGTAGATGGTCACCAGAGGCGGCCGGAGCCGGCCCTGGAGTTGTTGAGGGCGCGCTGGAGCGCCCCGATCGTTGCCGGGCCGGCCTCCCCGTCCACCCAGTCCTCGTAGCCCCACCCCGCAGGCAGGTACTCCTTGTGCCAGGCGATGATGAGGTACTGCAGCGTGCGCCACGTGTCCGGTCCGAGCACGCCATCGACGTCGAGCGCAGGCGAGTCATTCAGGGCGGTCTGCGTGTCCGCCGGGACGACCGAGTTCAGGAACGCCTGGAGCCGCTCGATGGCGGGACTGCCGTCGTCGTCGAGCTCGCCGTCGATCGGGGTGCCCATGACTTGCTGCAGGCGGGCGATGGTCGCGGGGCCCAGGTCGCCGTCACAGACAAGCTCGCCCTGGCCGTCGCTCGCATTCCACTTGCCGGTGTAGGGGCTCACCTGCGCCACGGGGGCGGCCGGAGTGGAGGCGGCGACATGGCCGCCGCCGATCATCGCGTCCCAGGCGCTGCGGTCGCGCAGGCGGTCCAGGTCGAGGTGGCTGCTGTAGCCGGGCAAATAGCCGTCCTCGGTGTACTGGTGAACCAGCGCACCGCCTCCCCAGTAGGGGACGTTCGGGATGGGCGGGTCGCTGTACGCCTGCCCGTAGGAGGCGTAGTTGGGGCCTCCGGCGTACCAGAGCGGGAACCGGCCAGCGACGGCAGACCAGTTGCCGCTCCCCATGCCCTGCCCGTTCAGGTAGACGCCCGGGGTACTGCGGGTCTCGGCTGCCATCTGGTTCAGGATCACGAGGGCGTCCGAGGGGTCCAGGTTGAGGGCGTCAGCCTCCCAGTCCAGCCAGAACGTGGCACGGCCCGCATACGCCTTGGCGCGGTCGAGGAAGAACCGGGCCTGCTCGCCCGCGTCCTCGTCGTTGGCGAAGAGGTAGAGGCCCAACCTCTTGCCCGCGGCCAGCGTCGCCTCCGCCTGGGAGCGCCAGAACGGATTCTCGTAGCCGGTCCCCTCCGTCACCTTGACGATCACGAAGTCAGCCCAGATGGCGGCGATATTGAGCCCGCCCTGATGACTGGAGATGTCGATGCCGTGAGCGTGCGCCGGGGCAGCCGAGGGGGCCGCGGGGGCTGGCACTGTGGCGGTCGCCTTACCCTTCGCGAACTCCGGCCACTGAGACAGGAACAGGGCCTCGTCGAAGCGGTGGCAGCTCGTCCACGCGCCCCGCTGAGTGAGCGGGTGAGCGCTGTAGCGCTTGAGGCGCGTCTCCTCCCCAGTCTGGTCGCCCGGCTCGCCGTCAATGTCGCCGGTCTCCGAAATCCACGACTCCGAGATGAGCGGGTCCACGGCGTCCTCGAGGGCGACGACGACGTGCCCCGTACCGCCCTCGTTGCCGGCGGACAGGATGATGTCACCGGCCTGGAATCCGCCGTCGGGGCACAGGTTCTCATCCGGCCACGTGCGCTCACGGAAGCCCCTAGCCTCCATGCCGGCACGCATGTTGCCGGTCCAGAAATCATTGATTTCGAGGAGCGCCTGATGCCCCCATGGGACGCCGTAAGTGTCATGCAAACCGTAGTCGATTGCGCCGCAGGCCAGGGACGAGCAGTCGGCGTCCTGGGCGCTGGGGACGTGGCCCGCCCAGTCGGCGGCCGCGAACCAGCTGCGGCGGCGGGGCTGGCTGTAGCCGACGTTCTCGTTCTCGCTGACCTGCCGTGCGATCCGTGCGGTGACTGCCCCAACGCTCACAGGACGCCCCCGTTCTGCTGCTCCCAGCCAGCGGCGAAGTTGACCGGGCCTGCCTTGAACGGCGACAACCAAGCTCGGGAGACGTTCTTGTACGTCTTCCCCGTGACGATGATCTGCTCACCGGGGCCGACCATCGCGCCAGGCTGCAAGGACTTAATGTCCTTCGCCTCTGTGGAGGCATACTCTATGTATGCGTCGATGCGTTTATCGACTTCCGCCTTGCAGTCGTGCAAGAAAGCGCGCTTGTCCTGCTCGGCATTGACGATGGCCGCGAGCTTGTTAAAGTCCGTGTCGTCCATCATCTTGATGTCGTGCTCGTCGTATCTAATCATGCCATTCCCTTCGGGTTTGCTACTGCGATGAGACCGGAGTATCGCTTGTCGTCGGTGAAACTGAAAGTCCCACCGATTCCCTGCCCTCCGATGAATCCACCCCTAATCCTAGGGGCCTGTCCAGCGGGAACTATCGCCATCACGTTCGTGGTGACAGTCGTTCCGAAGGTCTCGACAGGGAATCGCGCATAGGTAATCCGATCCATGATTCCCGCATATATGTCGATGACTCCGTTACGGACAATTCCGAAACACGTCCATGAGACCTGAACAAGCCGGTCATATGGGCGGACGCCGAGGTCAATAGTGGAGACGTCAGTGGTCTGGTTGCTGTTCAGGTGCCACGTATAAGAGCGGCCGATACCAGCCTCGGCGGCCTGCACCTCGTTCACTGGGTGGATTACCCAGCGGCCGCCATTCTTGCTTCCGTCAGCCCGGTAGAGAACACCTGAAACGTCCAGGTAGGCGGGGTGGGCGGCCGTCGGCGGGTGACCTGCGGCCTCGGCGCGACTGAGGATTTCCCGGGCCTGAGCCACGGACTGGGCCGGGAAGATCACCCCGGCGACGTCGAAAGCCTTCGACCATGCGGACAGTAGGTCGTCCCCCGCCTCGGGGATTGGGATCCCCTTCCAGTGATTGGTGGGCATTCTGGTTCTCCTTACTTGCTGTAGTCAACGGCGATCTGGATGTTCGTGTCCCAATACCCGTACGATGCGTTCCCTTGGGTCTCGAACGTGATCCCTCGGTAGATGCCGTTTTGGAAATTAGACCAGAGGTTGCTAGGAATGGATATCCACCTGCCCTCTCCACGTCCCCAGCCCCCGGTTTCGAGCCAACGTCCATTCGACCCAAATTGGCCCGGAGCGGACTGCCACCCGTGAGCACCAATGCTGGCGACGCCCGTCTGCCCATACCAGTGCTTGGCGTAGACATAGAGCGACATGTTGTTAATGGTTGCACCCCTCAGGGTGGAAGTCATGTCTGGGAACCCCACAACTGAGTTGTAAGCCCAATTGCCGTATCTACCCTGAGGGAGGGAACCAGACCAGGCCGTGTCCGGTGAACCATTCGAGTACGCTCTCCACCAATTTGCGACGAACACAGAGCGGTGATTCTGCCGCGGCGCGGGCTGGGTCTTTCCGTTAGCAACCACTGAATCTGGGAACCTCAGCGTTGCCTTAGGCGCTACGCCGATGTCAGTAAGCCACACGTGCGGTGGTTGCGTCCCATAATCCAGTGTCACACCACCAGCAATATAAGCGTGCGCTAATGAAATCGTGAGCTTGTAGGTGCCCGACGTATTGGGTGACCACGGCGGGAAGTGTGCGCGGTCAGTCTGAACCTGGTTCACGAACGCGCCCGGGACTCGGCTCGCCCAACTCGCGGTGTCCTTCGCCCCATTCCCCACGGGCCGAATAGACACACGAGGTTCACACATGGCCTTAGCCTGGTTTGGCATCCACGACCAGATCATCTCGCAGTGATACAGGCGGCCACCCTCAAGATCGACCGTGAGGGTCGCAATCTCGTCATTGCCGCGCACCTGGTGTCGCCCCTGCCCCGGCCAGGCCCACGCCGTCCCCCAGGCGACAATCCCGCGCGGAATCACGTCCAGGACCGACGCCAGGTCTCGGCCCTTCCAGGTGATCTTGTCGGCCACGGAGAGGGACTGCGCGGTCATGAGGCCATCGCCGGTGATCGTGGCCCTCGCCAGCCCGTCAGTGCCGGTCACGGACAGGAAGTCCTTCCCGGACGTGCCGAGCGTGACGACCTCGGTCGGCTGCCCGCCGGCCGCTTTCAGCACGTGCAGGCCCGTGTGATCCATGATCGCCGCGTCCCCGGAGGGGTCACCGGCGACGATCCGCGTGGAAAGCCGGATGGTGTCAGCCAGCAGTTCCCCGGTGATCCGCGCCTGCCCGGCCTGGAGCATCTGCGTCGTCACCTTGGCGAAGGTTCCGACCTTGGCCCACAGCTCGTCGCTGGCGGTGATCTTGGGGGCGGTGACCGCGCCGTCACCTAGTTGGACGTTACCCACAGAGCCGGGGACCAGGACACGACCAGCGATCAACAAGTAGTCCTGCCACGCCTTCGCCTGGCCCGACCACACTTTGATGCCAGTGGCCTGCTTGTCCGCGTTGGTCGCCACCCATAGGTCGCCGTCGGCTGGCTTGGCCGGGGCAGTCTGAGAGACGGTCACGCGGCCGATCGCGCGCTTCAGCGCGGCCGCCGCCTGCTTGCCCGACGTCGAGGCGGCGTCCTTCGCGGCCTTGACCTCCTCGGACAGTTGCTTCTGCGCCGCGTCGATCTCAGCCTTGGCGGCGTCAAGCTCGGCCTTCGTGCCGGCCGCCTCCAGGGCGATCCGGCCCGTCGCGCCCGTAGCGCGCGCCTGCCCACCCTCGGGGATGGTGGCGGGTGAGACGACCTGGTAGACACGGCCATCCCCTGCTTGGAGACAGACGCACTCAGCGCCGACCGCGGTCACGCCGCCGTCGGCCGGGGCCACAACCTCACTCACCGGCTCGTCGGCCGGGAGTTCCACGCGGACCAGGCCATCGTCCAGGACCTCCAGGACGCGCCCCGTGGCCCACGTCCCCGCCTGCGAGCCGCTGCCGTAGGAGGCTTGCTGGTTGGCGACCGCCGTAGCCGGGGACGGCTTGCGATCGATCCACAGATTCGGCTTCACCATGCGAGCTCCTCCATGTCTACGCGCATCTGCCCGCCCGGCTTGTCCACCGGCAGGGAGTAGGCGGTCACCTTGCCGACGATGACCTCCCCCGCGTCCGTGTGGACGGCGATCACGTCACCGGCCTCCAGGCGCGGATCCGGGACGATCTCCACCGACCTCTTCGACGCCGCCGCGAGGGCGTTCGCCATGTTCGTGTGAGCCGCCTTGTGGACGGCACCCGCCGAGGCCACCGCGTTGAACTCTCGCCTGTCGGTGACCCACCCGTAGGTGCTGGGTTCGTAGGGCCAGGAGGATGCGACGGCGGTCCCGGTCCACTTCACGGCCGGCTTCCTGTCGTCCGACTGCTGGGGACTGCCAACGGTCACCCACCGGTTCGGGCGACGCTCCACCGACTTGCGGGGCGCCTCGATGAGGAGGTCCCGGCCCGTGTAGCGGGCCACAGGGCTGCCGGCGTCGGTCTGCGCCCACAGGTGCAGGCAGCCGTCAGCCTTCACCGCGTAGTTCAGGCCCCGGGTGTGACACAGGTCCCGGATCGCCTCAGTCCTGCTGTGCCCCCACTGCGTGGACGTAGGCACCAGAGGATTCGGGGTGCCCGGATCCAGGACCACCGGGAGAGTCCCAGTGAGACGCTGCGCCTCAGACAGGACAGTCGCCCCGCCGCGCGGTGACGACGGCCAGGGCATCGGGTCCTGCTCAAGCACCTGCATCAGGTCCAGCGCCTCGACCTTCACCTTCCCGGAGGTGTCCTCCTCCCAGGACTGGTGCTGCCACCACCCCAGGTCCACCTCTTCCCGGCCGGCCGGGGTCTCGATGATGGCGACGACATGGCTGCGCTGCCCGTAGTTGTTGAGCGCCGACGCGGGCGACTCGGGTACCCAGGACGCCGGGCAGGTGTAGGTGAGTTTCCCCGGCACGACACGGTCGGACGCCCAGTCGATCTGCACGTCCTCACAGGGGACGTCGAGGGCGACCACCACGCCACCCAAGTGCACGTCGATGCGTGCTCCGACGGCGACAGGCCCGGCTAGGGCCTCGGTAGACGGGCCGGGCCTCATGGCATCCCCTGCACTCGCTGAGCAACCTCAAGCGCAGACCACGCCTGCCAGCCCGGTTCGTCAGGGTGCGCCTCCCCATAGTCCTGCCACTCACCCCACGTGGTCACCGGGACGGCCCCCTGCGGAGCCCCATCCTCGCGGGTCTCGTGCGCCGTCCACTTCACCGTCAGCTCGATCAGGTCATCGTGGAGACGCTTCCGGGAGACACTGTTGACGATGATCGTCCGCGGCGGCACCCCCGCCGTCGGGGCGGACGGGATGAGCATGATCGGGGCGTGCGACTGGAGCACCCACCACAGGAAGGGCTCATACTCGGTCGGGCAGGCGATGACACCAGTGCCGGACTCGGGCTCATCCCGAATCGCCCACCGGGTCACCCCACCGACACGGGATGTCTTCGCCGACCACTCCACCGGATCCTCATTGCTGACGTAGATGAGGCCGGGGAAGGAACGCCCATCCTTGCCCGTGACGTAGACGCCGTACCAGTCCCCGACACGGCGGGTGAGAGTCACCTCATCCTCACCCGCCCGGTAGGTGGTCTCGACTCCGGGCATAGCCAGCCCGTCAGCCACCAGGTGCTGCCCCTCCCCCAGGCGGGCCAGCACACGGTCACCAGCGGTCACCGTGGCCGGCCCATCCACGAGGAGGGACGGGAGCCCGGACGTGGCCCCGATCCACCCCTTGAGTGCCATCCTGGCTCCTCTCAGTCGTTGCGTGACGCCTCGACGGCGACACGCTCAGCCTCGACGCGCATCCGGCCAATGAGCTCGCCGTCCACGTCGCGCACCTCGAGCACCGATGGCGCGTTGCCGCCCTTGCCGAGGATGTCGCCGATCTTCGACCACTGGCCGCCGGTGAAAACCGGCTCGGGGCGCCCGGTAGCGTTGAGGACCGTCGTCAGGCCCGGCTGCAGCAGGCCGCCGCTGTCGAACTTGTAGAGGCCGGTTGACGGCGACCCCCAGATGGGGACCTCTCGGACCGGGATCCCGAACGTGGGGGCCTCGACCATCCGGCCCCCACCGGAGGCGATGGCGATGTGGTGAGCCGGATACCCCCAGAACAACAAGGTCCCGGGCGTGTTGTAGGACCCTCCGGGCGTGCTCCCCGCCTGGTAGCCGGCCGCCGTCAGACGCGGGATGTTGCTCCCCATCTGGTGGGCCGCCCAGTACACGAGGCCCGAGCAGTCAACGCCGGGCGGGATGCTCGAGCCGCCCCACACGTAGGTCGCGCCGATGGCCATCCTGGCCGCGTTCACGATGTCCGAGGCGGCCATGGTTGCCGTCTTGCCCTTGAGCCACTCTCCGAACCCGTCAACCCAGCGGCCAGGTAGGGCCCCAGCCATGTCGTGGAAGAAGCCGCTGCCGGGCAGGCCAGCCATGACCGCCTTCATCGGGAGGCGGATCAGGCTCTCCACCGCTCCGAGCGGGTCGGAGATGATCGAGGAGACCGCGTCCGCCGCGCTGGAGATCCAGTCGGTGGCCGTGTTCCACCCGGACTTTGCGGCTCCCTTGATCTTGTCCCAGATGCCGCCGTCGGCGAAGGCCGCGAAGCGGGCGCCCTGGTCTCCGCCGGGGATGTGGGCCCCACTGGAGCCGCGAGCTGCGGCGTTCATCCGGTGGACCGCTGCGGGGCCGCCGACGGCCTTCACCCACTCGGGCCGCATGATGGCCTCACCGCCGGACAGGGCGATAGCGCCACCGCCGTCGGGGCTGTAGAAGTGGTAGATGTCCCGCCCCGGCGAATATCCGGGCAGCACACCACCGCTGGCGTACCCTGGGATTGCGGAGACATCCGGGAGTCTCAGTGACAGGCCCAGTTTCTCCGCAATGGAATCAGCCGTCTTCTTAATACCATTCTTGTAGACGGTATTGATGATGAAATTGATCGGCTTCGCCGCGACCGACTTAACCCCATCCCATACGGTCTGAATACCAGACTTCATATTCTCGAAGGCTTTTTTGATATTCGTGGTGACCGTATCGAAGATCGGCTTGAGCGTGTTCTGGAACCATGTCGCCACCGTGTTGATGGTGGACTTGATGCCGTCCCAGACGGTCTTCAAGCCGTTCCACAGCGTGTCCGCGCCGGACTTGATTCCGTTCCAAACTGTGGAGATGACGGGCTGCACGTAGGTCTGGAACCAGCTGACGACCGTGAGCACGCTCGCCTTGATGCCGTTCCAGATGGTGACGATCCCATTCCATAGGAATTGGGCGCCAACCTGAATTCCGGTCCACACTGCGGAAATGACCGGCATGACATAGGCGGTGAAGAAATCCGCGACGGCCTGCACGGCAGTCTTGATCCCATTCCAGATCGTGACGATGCCATTCCACAGGAACTGGGCCCCGATCTTGATGCCATCCCAGACAGCAGACAGGACCGGCATGACGTAGGCGTTGAACCAGTCCACGGCCACGCCGACGGCAGCCTTGATGCCGTCCCACACCCAGACGATGCCCGCCCACAGGTACTGGGCCCCAGTCTTGATGCCCTCCCAGGCGGCAGCGAGGACAGGCCCAACATAGGTGACCACCCAGTCCACGACCGTTGAGATCGCAGCCCACCACATCTGGAAGTACAAGACGACGGCGGTAACCAGGACCCACACGGCAACCTTGATGCCGGTCCATACACCAGAAAGGACCGGGCCGACGTAGGTGGAGATCCAGTCCACGACCGTCGAGATCGCCGTCATGATCCCGCCCCAGACGGCGCTCACCGCGCCGCTCAGGACCGACCACACGCCGCTCAGGACGTTCACGGCACCCGAGATCACCGGGACCACGTAGGAGGTGAAGAATCCGCTGACGGCGTTCCACACCGTGTTCCAGGCCGAGCTGAGCGCATTCAGTGTCGCGTCCCAGTAGGGTGCAATCCAGTCCAGGAACTTGCGGAACTCGGCGGTGATCGCCGCCCATGCTTTCTTGCCCGTCTCCGTCTGGGTGAAGAACCAGGCTAAGCCGGCCACGAGCGCGGCGATAGCGGTCACGATCAGGAAGATCGGGTTGGCGTTCATGACCACGTTGAAGGCCGCCTGAGCGCCCTTCGCCGCATTCACAGCACCCTCCATGGCCTTGAGGTTGGTCACCCATTTCAGGATGCTGCCGGCCTCCTTGATCGCCCCCATCGTCTGCGTGGCCTTGTGGAGGCCGTAGAACGCGGTGGCGGCGGTGCCGACGGTGACGGCCAGGGTGGAGAGCATCCCCTTGTGCTCGATGCCCCAGGACGTCGCGGTCAGGAGGGCGTCTCCGACCTTGACAATGGCGTCGCGCAGGCCCTCGAGGAACCCGGTCAGCGGCGAGTCTGGGTCGAGCCCGAAGAGGGGCTTGTCCGTCTCCCCGGTGAAAATGATCTCCGTGATGCCCTGCACTGACGGGATCAGCGTGTCGTTAATCCAGGTGCCGGCCTCGATAGCGGCATCACGGACGTTGAAGAGGAAGTCCACCAGGGCGGAGTCCTCTTCGAGGCCGAAGAGCGAATCGGGGCCCTGGTAGTCGCCGGAAAACAGGATGCTGGCGACACCCTGGATCCCGGGGATCAGGGTCCCGGTGATCCAATCCCCGGCCGCCCGCGCGGACTCCCCGATCTTGAACAGGAAGTCAACGATCCCGGAATCCTCTTCGAGGCCGAACACCTTGGAGGAGCCGTCGAACTGGCCCTTGGAGAGGATGTCCCAGACGCCCTGGATTCCGGGGATGAGGTTGTTCTGGATCCAGTCGAACGCGCCCTCGGCCCCCGACGCGACGTTCCCCATGAAGTCCGTCAGGGCGGGCTTGATCTGGTCAACGATGCCCATCGCGCCGGACACGAGGGTGGCCTCGAGGTTGCCCCAGGCGCCCTCAATCGTCTTGGTTGACGTCGCCGCCTCCTTGGCGACATCCGTCATGCCAAGGTCCATCACCGCGGCATTGAATTCCTCGGCGGTGATCTCGCCCTTCTCCATCGCCTCACGGAAGTTCCCCGTGTAAGCACCGGCCTCAAGGAGGGCCTGCTGGAGTTTCCCGGACGCGCCGGGAACAGCGTCGGCGAGCTGGTTGAAGTTTTCGGTTGTGAGTTTTCCCTGACCGGCGGTCTGGGTAAGCACCATACCGACGGACTTGAATGTTTCCGCATTTCCGCCGGCGACGGCATTCAGGTTACCTGCGGCCTCGGCGAGTTTGTCGTAGCCCTGGACGTTGTTGGACGCCAGTTGGGCGGTGATCGACTGGATATCCGACAGGCCGTAGACGGTTCGGTCCGCGTACTCTTTTGTCGACTTCGTGAGGCGGTCGACGTCGGCCGCGGACTTGCCCGCGAAGTTCAGCGTGTTCTTGAACTTGTTCGTCGCGTCGGAGGCGTCGATAGCCTGCTTCGCGATGTCGGCGAAGCCCGTCGCGAGCCCGACGGTACTGGCGACGGCAAGCGCCCCGGCGGCGATCTTGCCGACCTTGCGGAATGCGCCCCCCAGGCCGCTGATGATGCTGTTCTCGGCGCGGCTGGTGTTGACGCGGTTGAGTTGTCCCTCGACCTCGCGGGTGAGGTTGGAGCCGGAGATGGCGACCTGGATCCAGGCGGTGCCGATGTTGTAGCCAGCCATCCCAGCTCCTCCTCTATATGCTGGGAGGCCCCACAGCGGCGTGCTGTGGGGCCTCCCCTCTTGTGGTTATGTGCTGGCTTGGGCGGCCAGTTCTGGGTGCCTGGCGAGCCATCTGCGGGCCTTGGCGTCCTGCCGCTCCTGCGCCTCCCTGGCCTTCTGCTGCCAGCCGGGTTCGGGCGGCTTCGGCGGCTTCGGCAGGTCGGACTGCTTGGCTCCGACGGCGGAGGCGATGTAGCAGCAGATCTGCCAGGCGGCCATGCGCGTGGCGGTCACCTCGTCGGAGAGGGCGACGTCCCCACCCATGGCGCGCCCCAGGGCGCTCCCTGGGGGTAGGCCGCGTATGAGGACCAGCAGCCGTCTAGGGGTCAGCCGGCCCCTGTAGAGGTCCAGCAAGTCGATCCCGTACACCCGCAGTAGGTCGGCTTCGATCTCCTCCCCATGCTCCCGTAGGAGCGCGGGGAGGGCGATCAGTTTCCCGCGTTCAGGGCCTCGAACACCTGCTGGAGGAACTCGCCCATGGCGTCGGCGTTGACCTTGCCGTCCTTGCGGATGTGGGCCTTCACGTCGTCGTAGGCGTCGCCCAGGACAGCGCGGGTCACGCGCATCATCGCGGCCGGGGAGGCGCTACCGTCCTCCATGGCGGCCAACGCCTCAATCACCTCCCAGTCGGACTGGAAGACGGTCGGGTCAACGGTGACGGTGAGACCATCAACGGTCACCTCGACGACGCCGCCGCCGTTGGCCTCGGCCTCCTGGAAGTCCTTCGGCGTCGCAGCACCGATCTCCTTCGCGCGCTCGGCCGTCTTGCTCGTCTTCTTGCTAGTCATCTGTCGGTCCCTTTCGGTGGTTGGCGGTCCCAGAATGTGTGGTGACCCCACCCCGGCGCAGGGACCGACCATCCGCGCCGGGGCAGGGAGAATGAGGCCCTATCAGGCCGGGATCAGCGACTTCGCGTTGCTGTAGATGACGTAGTCGCCCAGCACCGAGAGCTTGTAACTCCAGGCGGTCAGTTCACCGACCTTGAAGGCCACCTCGCCGCGCTCACCGAGTTCGAGGCGGGGGAAGACGATCCGCATGCGGGTGCGACTGTCGCCGGTGGAGGCGGTGTCGAAGACGTCGAGGACGCCGGACAGGACGGTCACCGTGCGCTGGGCCTTCGCCGTCAGTTTCGCCACGTCCGTCTTCGCCGGGCCGGCACCGATCTGCTCCTGAATCTTCTCCGCCTTGGCGTTCAGGAAGCGGGTCACGATACTCAGCTTGCTCTCCAGGAGGGCGGCCTCCAGGCCTGTCTCTGAGGAGTCCATGAAGGTGCGAACCACCCCATGGCCTTGGTGCCCTTTGATTTTGGTAACCGAGTCGTCCATGGTGAGCTTGATTCCGTCGTCCGAGATCCACCCGCAGTCCTCCAGGGTGGTGGGGACGGCGGTGGTGAGGCCCTGGATCTTGGTGGCGAGGGCAGGGTCGTAGGCGCCCAGGTAGAGACTGTCGTCGTCAGACCCGAAGCCGAGTACGTTGTCGGCATTGGTAGTCATTGGTTCTCCTTACGGATTCCGTGTGGTGATCTGGTAGGTGGCCGTCGCTCGGGCGGCCGTGATAGTCGGGTCGGGCG